GGGGAATACCGCCTATAACCATGCCAATACCAGATAAACCATCAGTGTTTGCGGCAGACCATACAGATTTGCCCTCTTGTTTTCTTTTCATAGCATGGGCAATAGCAGCGTCTACAACATCCTGCGGGGGCATTGTCCTTGCTTGAGCTGCTGTAAGAACCGAATCAATTTGTTGTTGGGTTAAACCCGGTACAAGTGTTGGGATGGTTATGTCTTCGCCATCAACGCCCACTGTGATAGAATACTCAGTAACTTGAGAGGAGCGGCCTTGTTTATCTGTGATAGTAAAAGGTCCAAGCCATCCTGCACTTTTTAGAGAACCGTCTTGTCTAAACCTGTCTCTTGGGAGAGAATCAACAAGACCATAAACAAGAGCTTGAATAGCTGGGTCTGTATCTAGATCCTCAGTTGTCCCTACAACATTATCTACATAAGCAATAAAGTTTCTTGTTTGTTCTTTTGTAAAAGGCCATTCAGGTGATTCTGATAATGCTACTAGTTTTGATTCATTCTTCATTACCCAAGCAACAAAACCAGATGGTGTCTTTTTAGTGAGTGGCGGAACAGTTCCACGGGTATCTAGAATATCTGCAATAGCTAGAGACTTGTCTAGCTCTGCTGGGTTTTGTTCATACTTTTCTATAAGGTTAACCAAAGCTCTAGTAACACTCATAGGCTTAGCGCTGACTGGTGTTTGTGTTCTAGCTGTAATGTCAAAGGCTTCGCTTTTAAAAGCACCATATCCTTCAATTAGCTTTTTAATTTGTTTTTCATCTTGAGCACTAGTCCCTCTTAGGCCATAGGTTATAGCTGGGTTACCGCTACGGTCTTGCGGTTGTAGCATGCCATCCATTAAAGTTTCTTGAATGAACACGCTACCATTCTTAAGTAGATTAGAGTTACCTGTTTTGTCTGGGTAGTTTGTTGGAATACTAGCAATACCAAACGGTAAGGTATCTACATTAAGAGAATTTCTTTCACCAGTTAACAGCTTAAAATCCCACAAGTGTGCCTGTGGAATATCTAAGTAAGCCTTTTCAAAGGCAGCGTCACGCTCGTCTTCGCTCATCTCAACATATGGTTTACCACCATAGTATTCAATAACAGACTTCTTTGAAGCTACATAGATTCGCATTTGTTCTGCCTGTGGGACCATTGTTATTGCTTGACCCAGCATTGAATCTTTGCTGGTTGTAACACGACCACCAGCTCTAATAAGAGCAGTGGCTCGGTCTAGATCAAGGTCTGAGCCAAACACTTGGATAGCTACAGGGGCTGGGATAAACTCAGTATTAGTGGTTAGGCTTCCTTTATAGGCTTGCTCTAGTTTAGTCTTTGTGGTCTTTTGTTCAGTATCAGCTGAAGTTGCTGCATTTAATTTAGACTGCAACATACCAAACACAGGGCCGTGTGTCAGGGTAATGTTACCCTTTTCATCTTCTATTGCTGCAAACTTACCAGATAAATTTGTAACAATTTGTTCTGTAAAAGCTTTTTTATCTTTATCTGTAGTAATTAAACCAGATTGTTGAGCAGCTGTTAAAGCAACGGTAGCTTCTCGTAAAGCTTGTGCAAAGGTTGGGTTGCTTCTAATAACTTGTGCAAGTGTAAACCTATCTGCTTCAGTTATTGCTTCAGCGCCATCGCTAATAACAAAAGCACCCGGAGGTACTGAAATGTTTGCGCTTCTTACAGCCCCTTCTACAATACCGCTAAAGACACTTAGTAATTCTTGTGTTTGTTTGAACTCAGCTTGATAAGCTGGGTTTATTGACTGAGGCATAAAGCCAGTGTATGACATTGACTCGCCTACAACAGCGCCACTTAGAATGCCTTTTTCAAGTTGCATTACTCGCTGCATAGTTTCTGGGTTGTTGAATTCTTTCATCATTGCTTTAACTCTTGGAATATCAGCACCCACTTTTAAAGCACTAGATGCGGCGTTTAGTGTAAAAGCTTGTTCCTCTGAGAAACCTTGTTGCTTAGCGTAACTAGCTTTAGTAGTTTCTGGTAAAGCACCATACATACTTAAAGCATAGAAACTTGTGTTTGAATCCATTGTTTGCGGAGAAGCTAAAAATGTTTTTAATAGATCTGATGTAGTATCAGTTAACCCTAAGTTGTTTTGAAACTGAGCATCAAGACCAACTAAAAACTTGATTTCATCCACACTAGCTCCAGACAGGCTTGCGTTTGGGTTTACCATAGCAAATAGCTGAGTGCTGCCGTTTGGGTTCTGTGCTTCTGTAATAAGGAATACTGGGTTACCAGCAGCGTCTGTTCTTGGCTTACCCTGATCCATACCGAAGTTTGGATCATCAATAGGGAATGGTCTTGTTCCATTAAAGAAGGGTGAGTCTACTATAGCCTGAGCATCTTTTGACAACGAAGAATAGGGTATGTTGTTTTCTAAATATCTTTGAACGCTAAGGTTTGTTTCTTGTTGTTTACCGTATGCTTTACCAATGGAGATAAGTTGTCTATCCATCATCTCATCTAAACCAATGTCAGTGCCTCTAGCACCCACAATAATATCTTGCCAAACTAAACCTAGGCCACTAATATTATAATTTGCGTCAAAGATATCTACAGTTCTTTTCAGTGGTTTACCATCTAGAGTTGGACCAGCATCTTCAGTTTCATAACTAAAGTCACCAATAATATCTCTAGCCTTGAAACGGTACTCTTCCTTAAGTCTTTCTGTTTGTTCAGCAGCGTATTGAACTGGATCCATACCAGCTGGTACATTTAGTTGACCCGTTTCATAAGCTTCAGCCATACCATTAATCTTCTTTTGAGTTTGATTGGTAAGGTCTTGTAGCTTATTAGCTTTGGTATTAGCCATGTAGTTTAAGCTTTTACCATAGATATCAGCAGCAACGGCAAAGGCTTGAGAGCCTAGCTCAGCCCAGTTAATACCGGGATCAATATCGAAACGGTACTGTGGTGTGATAGGTACTTGTTCGGTGTAGGTGAACTGTGGTGCTTTGGGTTGTTCAAAGACCCGTGGACCCTGTAACTCTGGTACATCTGTATTAACTAAAGGTAAGCCGCCCTGTTGTGCCATTGTTTACGCTCCTAGTACATTTCTGTACTTAAGTAATGTTTCATAAATAGTTTCTTGTAGTTTAGTTGGATCTTTGATACGGCCCTGAGCAATCTCGCCTTGTACGGCATATGAAATAAGATCAATAGGCTTTACACCATCAATCATACTGAAGGCTGTTTCCCAACTATCCTTGCTGTAGAAACCTTTCTTTAAACCGTCTATAGCTCTTAATTTAATTGCTGAGTTATCATTGGCAATCTTTGTCCTAGTTCTTTCTAGGTTAGCACCAATCTGATAATCAGTAATGTCTTTAATAAGACCAATTACTTCCTGCTGTTCAGCTACGGAAGGAGAGCCTATACCGTCTTCAAATATTTCTGTTCTATCCTTTAACTCATTAGCCATGATAAAGTTACCCTTCTTATCTACCATGCCGATTCTACCGTTTACAACACGGGCAGCACCAGTAAGGTTTAAGCTTTCTAACTTTACAAAATCTTCAATATGAGTAGCCTTGCTTACTTCTGGATCTAAAGCATCCAGTTGTTTAAGCTTAGATGTTACCGACATACGGTATACCTCTTGGGCTTTGGATAGGTTAGCGTTGGATACCGCCATCTGAGCACTAGCTAGTTCAGGATAGAACTGCTCTTTGGCCCACGCTGGCATGGTATCAATTGAATCTCTTAAATAGAATTCCTTTTCAGCTGGAGTAGCCTTAGCGCTTAAACCAGCTTTTACTTTGGCAACAGCAGCTTCTTTTGCAGCCTCTGAACCGCCGGGATACTTAGCTTCAAACAGTGACCAATATTCTTTGGCCGCATCTTTTTGAAGTGTATCTGGGTTTACAGAAGACACAAAATAATTAAAGGCTTTGTTAGTATCATTAGGATACATCGTAGCCCCAGCATCGTAGACCTGTTTAATCTTTGATGCTTCTTGCTGTGCCACTCTTTCAGAGGTATCAACAAAGGTAGACTTTGGACTAGACTCTGTAGCGATTGATTGGAGTTGTGATAACAAATTATCCATAGTTAGGGTCCAACTTGAAAGAATGTGTTTATACTTTTAGATAACTCGCTCTTACCACCATACTGGAAGCTTGCTTGAAGACCAGCAGATACTCCACCAAAACCAGCCTGAATAAGACCAGTTGTTAGAGCTGAACTGCTAGCATCTACAATACCACCAGTGGTTGGGATAAATGCTTGAGCTTCTACATAATCATTACGACGCTGAGCTAAAGCGTTCTGGAAATTGGTTTCAATATCCTTCATTTGCCTGTCTGCGTTGAGTCGTAGTGCAAGGGAGTTCGCTTCAGTTGCTTCGATATTTTGACGCAGTAGCGCTCTAGCTGTGCCTGACTTTGTGGAAATACCTCTAGAAGATAAGGCTGAGAGGAACTGAGCATTAACTTGCTGAGTGTTTTTAGACAGTTGACTACGGGCATTGTTTAAAGCCTCCCCTGCGTAGAATTTCTGTAAACCCATTTGCTTGCCTGCGGCTTTAGCAATGGAAAGGTTTGTCATTTCTTGACCCAGACGCTGGCGTAATATTGCCCTGTTTTGCGCGTCTACTTTTAATTGATTCTGGAAGTTAGCTTGATCTTGCTGCATTTGCTGCTGCATAGCTTGGGCTTTAGCTTGGCCTGATTGACCAAAGGCTCCCATAACTCCCTGAGCTAAAGCCAATCCACCCATTACAATCATTGCTGGCATGTTAAACTCCTTTTAAAAAAGGAAATAATATTATCTGTTTCTATGTTTAAATCTTCCGTATAAACATTCAAAACTTTTGAAGGTTCTAGTTTATTAACAAACAATTCTGTTTCTACTTGATAGATCTTAATAAGTTTATCGGGCGGCGGTATTTCTATACCGGCCCAACGAGGAAGTTTAAGTTCTTCTTTTACGAGGTTAGTGATGCTTTGTATTTGCTTGTCTTTATTTTTTCTTTGTAAGACAACTATACAAGCTACATCTTCTGGCTTAATGAAATCAAATAGAACAGGCCATACCTTTAGAACTTGGTTATTAGCTAAACCTTTATTACACATATCTACTAAATCATAAGGAAGTAATTCCCAATAACCATCTGGGTTTTTCTCAGGCACTGTATATGTGTCTAAGTTTTTATAACCTTTAATGGGAATTCCTGCTTCTTTTAACTTAAGCATTGTAAATGATGTACCAGTTCTCGGTCCTATACCTGTTACTATTCCTATCATTACCTACCTCTATTAAAGATTGTTTTATGTTTCTTTGTTATTGGTTTACCATTCAATAGAATAGCACCTGATACAGAATTACCCAATAAGCCAAGTACTCGTTTATTGCCTAACCATTCCTTGACTTGATCTTGATGTTCTTTTTCTTTATTCTTTTCAATAATTGTATCTGGGTTCATACCAACAGTATCCGCCCAATAAGTCACTGCAGATGCCAAGCAGTCTACCCGGTCATCGTGTTTCAATGCCCCACGACGATCAGTTAGTCTTGTTATTTGCTTTTGTGTCTCTTGATCTTTGATAGCCTTAGTATTGAACACCAGTTTATGCTGGGCCATTACAGGCTCTAGGATGTTCAGCATACGGCGTTCTTTGGCTCCGGTTACCCGATACTCTTCCACGGCTACTGGGCCGCATAGCTCGGCTATAACTGGCCGTAGAAGCTGTCCAAACATACCATCACCAAAGTTACTTTCGTATCTAATTAGATTGATGTCGTATTGCTGGCATACCTTAGCAATCTTTTCTAAAGTAAATGTATCATATCCACCCGGTAATCCAAACAACTCATGTACTATGATATATCCATTAACCGTGGATGCCACACAGATAGCTGTTTCGTCAGAACCTCTACCTGATGGGTCAATGAACATAGCACTCTGGCTGTACTCTACAAAGTTGTTAGAGATCCACATGGGTTCATATACCAAGTCATCCTTCATGCCATAGCTTGGGACTCGTTTATTAGGAACAGCGTTGGCCCATACTACCTTCTCTGGAAAGACATCGGGGGCTGTATCTAAAACAATTAAATCCTGTAGCCGTAGCGGATACTTCTTGTTGTCTGCCAAGCTGGTAATAAGCTTGTAGTTCAACGCATATAGGGTAGGGCCAATTTTGGCTTCTACTTTTTTTAATACTTCTTTTGAGAATCGTTCAGGCTGAGTAGGCTCACCCGGATCAATACCAAGCGATAGGATATAATCATCCACATCGTCACATTCATCTGGGATATTTGTGTCTGGCATCTCACTAGGGAACTTAAGAATCTTATAGTTATCCTTAAGCTTAATATAAATACTATCCTTTGTTTGAGGAGTACCTAGGAAGATAACCCGTCCATCTGAAACCTTGTTTCTTACCTGTTCAAATTCCTGAATCTTGTTGTATAGTTTTTCTCTGGCTGCTGGACTATCTGAGTTCTCTGGGATCTCCAAGTCATCGGCAATAATATCATCAGCGTGTAAACCTGTGATCTGGCCTGTGATACCACGGGCTGTCAGATTCAAGTCTTGGCTGAAGATACTTCGATTATGTAAATTAAAACCAAAGGCATTATCCTTGTCAAAGTCTTGGGGTTCCATGTGTTTACAATAAGGAACTAATCTTAATATTGTTCTTGTCTGAGAAATAAACTTAGCAGCTCTATCGGCTGTGGCCGAGGTAACTAGGATAGTCCTGTTAGGATTCTTCAGTAACAGCCAACTGACAAAGCAAGCGGCTATTACAGACTTGCCAAAGCCTCTGCCTGCCTGTAGCTGGAAATCGGTGGCCCCCTCCTGTAGACGCTGGGCAATGATGTACTGAATAGGGGTAGGTTCCCCTAATCCTAGATACTTGAAGCATGCCCATAGGTGATTCCTAAAGTCATCAACCATCTCTTGGGGTATTTGCATAGACACCTCTTTCCAGCCCCTAGGGGGCCATTACAGCCATTCTTTGGTCCGGGGCTACCCAGACCGCTTTAAAAGGCTAGGATGACACTTAAGCCACCCTAGCCCCCCTGGTAGCGAAACTCCTTATTCAGGAGCCAGTCAACCTGTGGCGGCTGACTTGAATCGGAAGGGAGCCTTGGACTTCAGAGCTTCTTCCACGGAATCCAGTTCCTTGCGGGAGATGGAATCTAAGACTTCCCGGTTATCGTTGACGATCCCACGAATAACCGTATACAGACCGGGGCTGCACTTCATGGGATCATTTAGATCTTCCATGAGCCTCATCAACAGTTCCCGGTTTAGGGCGTTGATTAGCTCGGGAGTGTTCACTTTTTGAACACCTTTCCAAGCTCAGCAATTCCGAAGACATTACCAAGTACATAGCCAGCTACAAATGTAAAGCAGGCAAACCAGATTGAGCCGATAAAAGCTTCCATCACTTACCACCTTTCTTCTTAACAACCTTCTTACCAGTCTTTTTCATAGGCATTTCCTTATACATTATTTTCTTTGACTTCATTTTGAACCTTTCTTTTTTTAATAAATTCCTTATAAGCCCACATCAAAGCAATAACTGCGATTGGTATGTACCAGAACAACCAACCATAGCTACAGTTAACATCGTTAGAAGCGATGTCATGCTTGAGTTTTATCATTAGTACACTGTCACCAGTAGTGTCAGGTATAATCTTAGGCGTTGTATTACATCCTATAGTTAGTAAGGATATTAATAATAAATATAGTTTAACCATAGTATACCTCAGTTCTTGTTACTAGCTGCAGAAGATCCAAAGTAGAATCCTACGATACTTACTAGAATTTGCCGTAGCTCAGATGAATAGAGATATCCATTGATTTCTACGAAGATCTTACTAGTAGATCCACCTATTAGGCCAAATAACTGTGACTCTTCATTTACATCTATTTCAACAAAAGTAGGTAGACCAAAGAAGGGTAGGACAAACGGAGCACAAAGAGCTGCAAACAATACAGTTAAGACAATTAGCTGACGAATTCCCTTGCCAATATCCAAGGGGACTCGCTTAGCTGCCTTATCATAATTTTCTTGTTGTACATTATTTAACTGAAGAAGTCTATTAAACATCTCCTTTTGGTCTTGTCTCTTTTCGGCCATAAACCGAAAGATAAATCCGACCAGACCACCACCAAGCATTGATATTAATTCAGGAACCATTAGTGTTTCCTCTTCTTTCTTTTAGTTTTATGGGTTTGCGTTTGTTTATTGACAATATAAGTATCAATTAAAAACTCTAGACCCTTAAGACCTAAGAATCCCATAGCAAAAGCTACGGCGTACTTGCCATTATTCTTAACTGGCTCTGGCATATAGTTCAAAACCATCGGTGTTAAGTAATTAGCACAAGCAGTACCAGCCATTAAAGCTGCTAAACTAGTGCCAAGCTTTTGCCCCGACTTCCGTGATACAAGAAGCAATGCACCAAAGAAACCAGATAACAATAAACCAATATCTATGCCATATCTGGTTAGCATAGACTCCGTTGTATCAAAGAAGCTTTGTCTCATAAGATTAATCTCCTTATGACCAAGGACCAACTGAAGCTATCGTATCAGTACCAATAGGAATAAATGCAATATAAGACCCAAAGCCAACAGTATTAGTACCTCCGGGAGCTGCACTAAATGCAATTTGTGGAGTAATTGTTACAGAATCTAGTGTTTTAATCACACCAGTAATCCACACATTATAATTAGAGGTATTAAAAGATTGAAGTGTAATAGTACCACCAGCTGTTGTATTAAAGAATGCAGTATCCTGTGATCTCACCACACTACCATTAGTTGTTGGTATACCAATTGTTGCAAAATGAATAGTTGGCTGATTTGCGGAGAAGCCTTCTGTAAACTTTAATGCTAAGTGTCTCTGTGTTGTTGTACCAGTATTAAGAAGCAAATAACCACGAATAATATATGTGGTATTTGCAGCTAACTGTATAAGATTATTGGCAGCTGGAAATATATCTTGATCTCCAGTAGCGTTGTTTAATGACTTAGTAGTGCCTACTGAAGCTATTTGCATAACTGGAATAACACCCCTACCTGAAGATGCATTTCCATATAAAATTTTACCGTCATACTCTAAGCTGCCACCAACAGATGTTGCTGGGGTTGTAGTTGTAAGGGTAAGCTTAGGTGACTGGAACTCAACCATTGATTCTATAATACCAGTACTTAGGGTTGTACCAGCGCTTCCTGTAACAGTTGTTAGTCTTGTCCCTATACCTTTGCTAGTCATGTCAATGGATAAACCAAAGCTATTTGATGAGGGGGCAGGAACAATATCAACCCTACCGTTTGTAGAGTTTTGAATTCTTTCGTTATTTGCTAAAATAATATTACCACCACTAACATTCAAACTACTAGTAACTAAATCTCCGGTTTGCCATTCAAAACCTGCGCCATCTATTATACCTGAAGCAACATCAATAACAAAATCTGTCTCACCATTACCAATAGTAGTAACGGGTGCAGTTATAACAACATCTCCAATACCGTTACTAATTGATAGAGAACCCGAGCCGGGTCCAGTAATACTATTTGCTGTTATTGTACCCGTAACAACTAAAGCATTAGTACCAGAGTTAAATGTAAAGTTAGAACTAGCTCCAAAGGCTCCGCTATTATTAAACTGAACCTGTGTATTGGAGCCAGCTGGTGGTGTTAAAGTTGAGGGTGAAAGTTCATATACCGTTCCCCCGATATTTGAATATAGTTTCTTATCGACGGTATTAATAGCAACCTCACCATCAACCAAGTCGGTCGTAGTTGGAAGCCTAGGACCACGCTTTGGTTTGATGATGTTAGCCATTATGCGAACTCCCCGCCATCTACAATTACAGATGAAGACAATGGATAAGCTGAATAGGTAGCGCTATAAGCATCAAACAGCGAGACATTATTGATCTTATAAGTCTTATTTGGAGCAATGTTCCAATGCTCGCTTGATGTCCAGTTAGAGTTATTTGAGTCCCAGATAATGGTCTTATTCCCATTTACCCCAGCGTTTAGTGAAATACCGCCGCCATTAGCTGTGGTGTTTGTTGGGCTAGCTACTTTACCAAGCTCAATCAAAGCATCTTCAACAGTTAAAGTCTGGGTATTAAGAGTGGTGGTGTCGCCCTGTACAATAAGGTTACCAGCAATAGTTAGATCACCCTGCATTGTCTTAACCGTATTACCAGCAAGAGCAAGATAAGTACCGCTTAGGTCTGGAAGATCATTGGCTTGTAAAACACGGAAGGTTGGAGTAGTTGCTACACCAGAGGCTGGTCCAATCAGAACTCTCTTTTCTTCTTGTGCATTCAAAGCAAAAGTTAAAGTACCTGTGTTAGTAACTGGGCTACCTGTAACGGTGAAGATACCGGGAGCAGACAAGCCCACACTATAGACAGAGCCAATAGAGTTATTGGTAACCCGTGTATCAATATAAGACTTAAGCGAGGTAGCGTTAATAGCGCCCTGAGCGCCGTCTACAACATTGGCTGCTAGGATGTTAGGCACAGTTACAGCTGAAGCTGATGTCATGGTTACGGAACCAGTCATGTTTACTGAGCCAGCTGCAGTAAATGAAACAGAGCTAGCTAGGCTTAAGCTGTTAGAAGACAGTGTAATAACATCCGATGTTCCATTATTTTGAACAAGGGTTGAATACTGACCTATGCTAAGTTTCTTACCAGCACCGCTAGCACCACTAACAAACACATTATCAGCAAAGGTTTTAGCCCCGCTGATTGACTGTGCGTTTGCTAGGTCAACAAAAGCACCAACACCGCCGATGGCAATAATGCTTTCGGCTTGGTTTCCTGATACACCTAAGCCATAATATAATGTTTGTGTGTTTTCATTAAAAGCTAGCTCAGCGTTGGATAAGGAGGCAGGGCCACCCGAGCCACCAGCTGCAAGCTTTCGTTTAATTCTAATTGTTGATGCCATGTATTATTCCTTTATTAAAAGTTACCGCCGTCTAAGACATCGGCTCTTCGTTCGTTTATCCATTTAGTTCCACTCCAAGTCAACATGTCTGTTGCTTGTAAGCTAGTTAGTTGTACATCGGACAATCCAACAAAGGTTGTAACATCTTGTACAACATAAGGAAGGGCTGTCCATGTACTAGTTCCATTACCTATTTTAAACTTCATTGGTGAAAAGGAAGTATTAATACCTATCTCACCAATAGCTAGAATAGGATCACTGTTGTTCCATTGTGTGTTATCACCGCGTCTTAATTGTATTTGAACAGCCATTCAAGATCTCCTTTATGGTGGATCGGGGAAGCTATTGTAATAGCCCCCATCTATAGCGATGGTTCCCCCGTAGTTTGCATCGGGGGTTCCCCCGTCTAGATTTCCATATGTAATTGTAACAGAACCAAGAGTTGTGTTTTTCCATTGCTTTAGCACAGAATCGTAGGATAAAATCTGTTGGTCTGTTGGATTAGTAATATTAAATGTATAGTCAATTGTACCAAGAAAGTCTGGAATAGTGTCATCAAGTTGGTAAATAAGATCACGCACTATTGCGCCTTCACTTAGTCTTCCTCCAGAAAGACCAAAAACGATTCCTCTAAGCAAGGATCCGTTTATTTGGTCTCTGTTTTTTTTACCTTTTTTATAAGACTCAAAAGCCATAGTGGGTTACTCCTTAATGGTAAGAATAGCTAACTGCACAACAGAAACATATATTGCTAGACTATTTTCTATCATAATAAATCCTTTAATAAAAAAACAAAAGACTTAAATTTAGTATCCAATAGCAAACCAATTTATGTCATCTTCATAACCACCATTCCAACCAACTTTAAAACTAGTTGTTGAAAGAGTTCCAGAATAAACACCGACAGCAGCCATTGCGTTTGATTCTACAGGAGTTGGGTTTAGTTGTACGCTTAAACAACCATTAGGGAATGCAACAGGAAAGAAAATAGTTCGTATGTTGCCGCCGCCGGCCACTTCGTCGGTAAGAGCATTTGCTCTACCCCATTGAAAATATAAAGTACCGGCTTTTGCCCAACCTATTGGAGCGACTTCGGTGTATCCTGTTCTTGTCACAATGGTGTGTGAGTTTACAGAAAAGAAAGAGTCAACATATCCCTTAGTAGTAACAACAGTAGAAGCATCGCTACTTACAGTAGCTACTGAACTAATCTTACCTGTTGCGGTAATATTACCATTACTAGCTACAGTTACTCGGTCAGTACCCTGCGTTTGAATTTTAAAGACACCAGCTGTATTACCGCTGCTTGTACCAAGAACTTGATTTCCAGAACCAATAGTTGTACCCGTATTATTCATTTTACTAGCTAAATCAACGGTTGCAATTTGAGTAGTTACATAACCCTTAGTAGCAATTTCATTATTATTAGTAGGGTTAGTACTAGCATCTTGCATGTAGAATAACTTAGGTGTTTCAGCTCCAGCTGGAATTAGGCGTAAAACAACATCGCCAACAGCGCCATCACCAGCTGCAGCCCCTAGTCTTTGGATTTCTAAACCGTCTGCAGTACCTGAGCCAAGCATTTTAATTTTAGCTGCACCACTGCTTAGGGTTAAATCGCCTGAAACTGTTAGGTTATCGTCTACTTCCACTGTACCGTTAGTAGAATCAAGAATTAGATTACCACTGGTTGTATCAATCTCATTGTCCGCAGTAACACCAACTCTTGTAGTACCTAAAGTAGCACCAGCAAAGGTTGGGTTAGAGGTTGTGTTAATATCCTGAGGAAGAGCTAGGGTTACTGCTGCGTTTTCTGTACCAGAATTTCCAACAATAATCTGATTAGCAGTGCCAGTAACAGTAGCTACATAGTTACCTGTAGTGTCTGTTCCTAAAGCAACTGAGTTAGCAGCAATAGTAGCAACACCACTTGAGTTAATAGTAACATCACCACTTACTTTAGTAAAGACATAAGTAGGAATTCTAGTAACAGCTGCTTTTCTATTAGTACCAGCACCGCCGTCATCTACAATTAGTAGATCGGCATCTGCTAGATCTGCACCAATGTCAGTACCACCATCTATATCAAGAGCAGCTAATCCAACCTTATTAGCAGTAGTAATAGTGCTGAGTTTAGCATCAGTAATACTTCCAGCTAGCATAGTGTTAGTAACTGTTCCTGTGTCTCCGCTGCCTACAAGAGTACCAGCAGTAGTTGGTAATATATAAGCATTAGTACCAGCAACGGCGGGAGCAGTAAGGCTAGCTGTACCGCTTGTAGAACCATTAACCTTTAGTGAAGTGGTAGCTAGAATTGAACCAACAACATGTAAAGCATTGCTTGTAGCGGTAGCACCAATAGCTACTTTACCATCAGCTAAAACACGAAGACGCTCTATACTGTTTGTGTATAAACGAATAGTACCAACATCTTGGTTTGCAGCAATATTTAAAGCTTCACTAGAAACACCAAAACCATAAGTTGTAGCTCCTGCGTTATAGAGCGATATGTGGCTTGTTTGTTGTGCTGTTGCTGGTGTGCTTGTGGTTTCAAAATAATTGCCAAAAA